AAGCTCTTATGGACGCTGAGCTAAAAGTGCGTAACGCTGAAGAAGCTTTGGTTGTAGCTCGTAAAGCAGTTGACGAGGCGTTATTGGAACGTGATGCAATTCTAAACGAAATGGCTAAAACCGCCCCTTCACATGGTTTGCAGGATACAATTAGCGCCTATTTAGCGTCGCAAAATCGCATGGCTGGAATTGAATAATGTTTATTGCGGAAGACGGTACAGGTTTAAGTGAAGCAAATTCAGCGGTCACAGTTGAGTTTGCAGATTCTTATTTTTCTGTTCGTAATATTGAAAAATGGTTAGACTTGGATTTAACGGAAAAGCAGGTTGCTTTGGTTAAGGGTACGGATTACGCTGAAACCAAATATGGAACCAAACTTTCAAAATTTAAACGTCTCCGCAATGAACAATCCCTCCAATTCCCAAAGGTGGGTTTTATGTTTCAGGGTTCCTTATTAACCGGAACCCCTGTTACATGGAAAAAAGCTGTCTGCGAATACGCTTTGATTTCTATTTCGCAAGAACTGTTTGCTGATATACAAACGCAAGACCGTGAAATTAATAGCAAAGAGGTAACAGTAGGCCCAATAACCACAAAGACGTCCTACAGTGATAACGCTTCTAACAATTTTCGCAATTACCCTTCAGCGGACAGGCTTGCGGACTTGGTTGTTGCTAGTAACTTTTCTGGGCGGGTTTTGAGATGAGCAGTAACCAATTTTACAACGAACTTATTCCAGAAATTATTTCCGCTTTGACCAATTACGGAAAAGAATTTCAAGTTCGTTCTAAAGGTGTTTACAATAGCGAAACTATGCAAACTGGTACGGGTAGCATTAAACGTGTGCTGGGCTTAATTTCTGACGGTTCAATTGTTTCTAACATGGGAAACAATACTGGCCTTGACGCAAGTCGAATGAATTGGGTTGGTAAAAGAGTTTTATTGCTTAGCCCAACATTAAAAGCAGATAAAACCGATGAAATTAACGTGGACGGGGTTTGGCACTCTTTAACAAAAATCAACGAACTTAAACCTGCAAACGTTGTTCTTCTTTATATCTTGGATTTAACAAAATGAGCTTTTCAAAGGATATTGAACGCTTTAACAAAAAGGTTATGAAGCGTTTCATTATCGTTAAGAAAAGAGCAGCTCTTGGTTTATTTACTAATGTCATCATGACAACCCCTGTTCTTACTGGTGCGCTTCGTAATAATTGGCAGTTTAACATGGGGCAACCTGCTGAAACAATAATTGAAGGTTTTGACAAAAGTGGAATGAGCGTTCTTAGTAAGACTGCTCAGGACATGGAAGTTATTGACGCTTATACGACATTTTACTTTACCAATAATTTACCGTATATTATACCCATTGAATACGATTCTTATTCCGCACAAGCTCCAAATGGTATTGTTCGAGCTAATATTGCAAGGTGGGATCAAATTGTTGCAGCAGCTGCAAAGGGTGTTAAGTAATGTCTGTTCACTTTAACATAGTTAAGGCTTTAGTTGATTCAGTTTTAAATTTGGGTTTACCCCAACTTGCCGGAGTTCCGGTGGAAGCCCCCAACACAGATATTTCACCGTACCCTTCATTGTGGTTAAAAGCATCGGTTATTCCAAACGAATGTTACCCCGTAACACTTGGGGTCGATGGTGATGATAACCACAACGGCTTATTGCAAATTGACATTAACGTCCCTATTAATACGGGTGACGGTTTAATAAATAATATTGCTGGTGAAATTAAAAAACTTTACCCAGCTGGAAGGAATATTAGCCCTGTGGTGGTAGCTTCAAGTTCTATTAGCCCAGCGCGTATAGTTGGTTCAAACTACCGGATAAGCGTCACAGTTACTTATTATTCACGAATAGCGCGAAGCGCATAGGAGACAAAATGCCACTAGCATCGGGCTCAAACCACGGCATGAGCTATATCGCCGAAACGGTCTACGGTACAACACCCGCAACCCCAATTTTTAAACCGTTACGCTGTCGCGGTACGACGTTAGCATTAACTAAGGATTCGCTACAGTCTGAAGAATTGCGCTCAGACCGTCAGTTAGCTTGCTTTCGCCATGGTAACCGCCAAGTGGGTGGGAACATTGATATTGAAATGGTCTGGAAAGACTTCGACGATATTTTGGAAGCGGTTCTTTGTGGGACTTGGACAGCTGATGTATTATTAGCAGGTAAAGTCCGCAGAAGTTTCACCATTGAACGGTTCTTTACCGACATTGCCACCCGCATCCGTTATCAAGGTTGTGAGTTCAATGAGCTAAGTTTAACCATTCAACCAAATGCTGTGGTTACTGGATCCTTGACGGTCATTGGTAAAGATCAAGACCCTCTAAATACAATGATTGTTGGTTCAACTTACCCAGCAGCTCAGGGCGGTTGCCCGTTTGACAGTTTCAGCGGCACAATTAAAGAGGGTGGGGTAATTTCCGCTCATATTACCCAACTTGAATTGACTATTACCAACGGAATTGAGCCGAATTTTGTTCTTGGTAGTAAAACAACAACTGAGACCAGCATCGGGCAAAGTTTGGTGAGTGGTACAGTAACCGCTTATTTCAGCTCTATTGCACTGTTAAACAAGTTCATTAATGAAACATCAAGTTCCCTTGAATTTGAATTAATTAATGAAGCTGGTGACAAATACATCTTTGTTCTACCGAACATCAAATATAACGGCGGTCAACCGGATGTAAGTGGTGCAGGTTCGGTCACTATTGCGCTTCCTTTCCAGGCTTTATATAGCTCAGCTATTTCCAGCCAAATTCGAATCACCCGCGATCCAGTTTAAGAGGTATTATGAAATTCACAGATTTAAGCGTCTTAGACGCTTCAAACAAGCCAGAGCGCGTGTCTTTAGATGGTTACGTTCTCAAAGTAGGCGAAAATGTGTTGTCATTAGACGGTCAATGGATCGACATTGTTGGTATTGACTCCCAACAATTTAAGAACATGAAACTTCGGATGCAGCGGGAAGCACTTGAAAAAGAAAATTCTCGCACCCATGATGAAATTGACAACCTTATCAAAAGTTCATTAATTGTGGCCTGGAGCTTCGACGAAGAATGCAATGAAGTGAACAAATTGCAAGCTTTGAAAATTTGGCCAAGTGCAATTGTAAACTTTATTGTAAAATTGTCTGAAAGTCGAGTGGATATAAATTTTACGAAAGGCAAGTTGAGCAATTAATTAGCTACGCTCTAAAGGTTTGGTGGCTTTCGGAACCTGTAGACCCGAAAGCCAAAATTCCCTTAAGTAGAAAAGAACATTTTGCTTATCTTGCCAAAAAAGGTATTAATGACCCGCAAGCTGAAATACCTGAGTTCCCTTACAGAATGACATATATTTGGAATTGGTTCAACGAATTACGAAATGTGAGCGGGGATGATCTAAACCCTTCTAACGTTCTTGCATTTTTTAAGCTGAAGCAAATAACACCTGTTGAAAACGAAATAACCACAATAAACAGGTTGTATATTGAGCTTCAGAAATATACAGCTGAAAGTTACCGAGCGAGGTTATAATGGAAGACATTGCAAAATTAGGCCTTGCGATAGAAAGTACACAGGTGCGAACCGCAGTCAGTGCTTTAGACAGGTTGCAATCCCAAGCGCGTTCAGTTGAAAACCAAGCGGACAAGACTACCAAAAGTTTTGACCGGATGGGCGATCAGCTTAGCTTTTTGAAAACTGCTGTTGCGGGTGTTGGTGTTGGGGTTCTTGTAACACAGCTAAGCAATCTTTCAGACGAAGCAATTCAAGTTTCTAACTCAATTAAAATGGTTACTAATAGTTCTAGTGAGCTTGCAGCAATGCAACAAAAGCTCCTAAACTTAGCTAACGATTCACGAACAGGTTTTGCAGCAACCGCTTCGCTCTATAGCAAGTTAACCAGATCAACTGAAGAACTTGGGGTTAGTGAAGAGCGTCGTTTGCGAGTTACGGAATTAATTAACAAATCCTTCGCTTCGTCCGGTGCAACCGCTATTGAGGCTGAAAACGCAATCAGGCAGCTTGCACAGGGTTTAAGTGCTGGGGCATTACGGGGCGACGAATTTAACTCTGTTGCTGAACAGGCACCTGAAATTCTAAGAGCTGTTTCCGTACAAACTGGGAAAACAGCGGGTGAGCTTCGTGATCTTGCAGCAGAAGGGAAAATAACTTCGGAACTGTTAATCAAGTCCCTTGAAAACTACGGCAGCACAATTGACCGTATTTATTCCCGTGCTGGTGTGGTTAGCAAAAACTATGAAACCATCGCCCGAAACAACGCAATAGCAGAGGTTCAAAGCAGCGAACTTATCATGGCTTCAAAAGAAGCATATGGCGAAACTCTGGTCTGGGTAAGTAAGCACATTGACGAGTTTACCCAAGCAGGTGCAGCAGCGGCCACAGTGTACGGTGTTTATCTGGTGCAAAGCGCAGCCAAAAGCATGGTAGCAAGCATTGCCGCAGCTAAAGCTACCGCAGCACAAACAGCACAGCAAACCGCAGCAGCTGCCGCAGCGTTACGTTTAGCAGCTGCTGAAAAAGCAGCTGCTAGCGCAGCTTTAGCAACCGCTCAGGTGCAATTTGCAGCTGCTCAGGGTACAAATGCCCATGCCTTCGCTTTAACAGCTTTGAACGCTGCAAAAACAAGATCCCTAACGGCTTTTGCCGCCTACAATACCGCTGTCGCAGCTAC